GGCTTGCGAAACAGAAGACGAAAAGAAAATGGCACAGGAATCTGCAAAACGCTGGTGCGATTCATTGGGCACGGATGACGAAGTGGTGAATCGTGCTGTCTCTTATTACAATGCTGGCGACAATCAGTCGTGCGTGAATCTGTTGACGAAGCTCGGGCGGCAAAGAAACATAATATTGGGAATCGTTAAAATTTAAATTCATTATGAAAATTAGAAGAAGCGTTGGTAATCTTGGACGATTTAACGGAAGAAATTGCATACCAACCAATGATTGAATCTATAACCAAAGCAATGGGAAAGATAACAATTGCAAAGCAAGCAATTAAGAACAAACAAAAAAAGGAAGTCAAACTCAGAAGAATGGAGGCCGCCTTCATCAAGAGGATGCTTGACCACTGGATTGAGAGTGCTGACATCAGGTATATCTTTGCGAAGACGGCGGAGCAAAAGCAAAGAATAAGCGAGGCCAACGACATCGCAATTTTGACATCAGCTAAAATCGGAAAGATTCTCCAATAAAAAAATGAAGACAACAAAAAAAGTAACCAATCTCGTCTTGCTCGTCAAAGAAATTCAAACAGGATTTGACGAGCAAGGCAATGAATTTGAGTCCTTGATATGTGAAGACTCTCAGGGGCGTGCATTCGTGATAGGTCTAAACGCCGCCAACTATAACTACAAACGTTATAAAGTTGGCGACATCTTTACAATAAAGTCGGCTCGGTGCTATTCGGTAAGTCCGACATTAAGTTTTCTATATTACGTAAGAATAAATCATTTAAAATAAAAAAACAAAACATTATGGAAACAATTAGAATCAGAAAAGGTGACGAGTACGCAAAGCACGTCGCAATGATTTCACTTTGCCAAATCAATCAGCGAATTGCAACAAGCTGGGGAATATCAAAAATTATTTGTGTTTATGTAAACGAGATGCCAGCTCTCGGATTGTTAGTGAACGGATTCATTCATCAAGGATGGGTGTTCGTTGCACTCAACGAAAGGACTGACACTTACGAGCTTTTTACAGTTGAAAACAAAGATAAGATGGTGATAGTTGTCAAGAAACATATTGATGATGTCTATTGTGATATGTTGACTGATACCATTGATGGTATGATTGAACGTGACCCATCTTGGTCAGACGAAGAATATAATTCTAAAGTTGACAAATGGCTTTCTGAAACTGCATAAAAGACAGGGCGCAACGGTCTTTGAGCCTACCCTTTGATGAGGATTGCGCCCACAAAAAAAGGCTTGTATTTGCGGTACGTAACCAACCTTTGAAAATGTGCCTTGGCAATAGCCTAAATTTGAAAGCGGTGGTTGAACAGATGTGCTATCAGACTTGACGGGCAAATTATTATTAACAAATAAAATATTTAAAAAATGGGAAAATGGATTTTTGAAGACATCCAAAAAATTAAGGATGCTGTCTTGTATGGTGACACGTCAAGACCACTTGAAGAAAGAATTGCTGATTACAACGATTGGTTAAGAAGATGCGTTAAACCAGAGTTATACGTGAAATACATTATATGGCAACACGATGTTTATGTTGATTTATTCAATGTGATTGTGGCTACAAAGAATGTTTATCATGATGTATCTGAAAATCAAGTCGCTGAATGGGTAAAGAAAAACAAAGAAGAACATCAGATGATTGTTTAACTAATAATTTTTTTCAGTATGAGTTTTATAATATTTTTCGGAATGATTTTCTACTACCTTGGCGGTGGCTGGCGTAAGTAACCTAAGGAATAAGAAAAGATTGCTGAGCTATCGGCATGACGGGCATTAAGTTATTAATATCTAATAATAGAGAAAAAATGAAAAAAATTGAAATTAACAAAATCGAGACAATTGAAGATGTGAAAGCATTCTTTAAGTACATAACAGAAGATTTGAACTTAGTATGGGCACCTGATGAAGCATTCGTATGGGCTGCTTTTGAAGGCGCAGACTGGCAATACTCGTTTGAAGATGCTGTGGCCCTTGACAAGGCCATGAACGCATGCTATAAAGTATGCGGAGCAGAAGAAGTTGGTCGATTGGCTTTTGAAGCCGTTGACACATACCTTTCTCAGTTTGAAATAGACGAAGACGAAATCTAATCTTATAAATTATAATTAAAATATGGAAAAGAAAAAATATGTAACATATCTTCGAGTTTCTACACAGAAACAAGGAGCTACTGGATTGGGATTGGATGCCCAGAGAAAAATGTGTGCTGATTTTATAGCACACAACAACGGCGAGATGGTTGCTGAATTTACGGATGTTGAATCTGGAACACACCGAGACCGCAAAGGTCTTTGGACAGCAATTGAATATTGTTCCAAGAAAGACATCCCATTGGTCATCGCCAAGTTAGACAGACTTGCCCGTGATGTTGAATTTACCTTTAAGGTAATCAACACTGGCATTGACATTCACTTCTGCGACATGCCACAGGTGAACACAATGATTTTGGGAGTGTTCGCCTCGGTAGCACAGTATGAAAGGGAGTTGTGTAGCGACCGCACAAAGAAAGCCTTGGATGAGAAAAAACGTCAGGGATGCAAGCTGGGTGGTGCTACCGAAAAGTGGCAAGCTGCAAGAGCTGCCAAGAGCCACGAACAGCTCAAGGAAGAAGGGGCTAAACGTGGAAACACAATGAAGAGACACTTTCAGGAAAACCGTGATACACAGGCACTCATGAAAATATTCCGTAAAGTGTTTCCTGATGCGACACAAAGCGATAATCCCGAAGAATGGACGTGGAATGAAATCAACACAAAAGTTGACGTAAGAAGTCAAATTCGTCAACTGATGGTTGATTTCAAGGATATGGACGGAACTGGGAAATTGTTCTTAAAGTGGGATTTGGCTGGACTGACTGACTTACAATTCCAATTGAAATTGTCAAGTGCAATTAAATCCATCAGACGTTCTATTCTATCTTGAAATCATATGTGTATATTATTTATATTTGTTAATAATTCTTAAAAGTAAAGATTTTTCTACAAATTATTTTACGTATTCAAAATTATTACTTAACTTTGCAACGAAAAACAAAATCACAATTATTATGGAAACAATTATGAAAGAAAGAAAGTGTTGTATCTGTGGAAAGCAGATTATTAGGGGATTCGGGAACAATCCCACGCCAGTGAAAGCAAACGGAGTTTGTTGCAATGCTTGCAACATGAACAAAGTCATTCCAGCACGTCTGGCAATGATGCTCCGATAGTTTATTAAACAGGGTGGCGGTTCTTCCGTCACCCACAAACAAAACAATGATTATGAAAGCAAAACTTTTAAAGACAAATTTAGACGTAATAGACGTCACACCTAAGAACGGAACAGACTTCTCTCTGGAGGAGCTAAGAGGATTTGTAGGTGGACATATCGAAATCGTAGAACTGCATAATGGTCAGATTATGGTTGTTAATGAAGAAGGAAAATTGTTGGGTCTCCCAGTCAATGCACTTGCTACAAACTGTCTTTCGCTTATCTTTCAGAAAAGAGGAGTGACTGATATAATTGTCGGCAACGTTCTTCTTTGTGATTCCGAGATGGTAAAGTAAGTTTAACACGTTCCACGGCAAAGTTCACTATCACTTGCCGTGGAACTTCAAAACGCAACAAAACTATGGCAACAATTTATGGAGATGTAAAGCAGTTTGAAAGCATCTTAAAATCGGCTCGTCAAATAATGGAACGATACGAATACACCCAAGAAGAAGGCTATGAACCTTTGGATGATTGCGATGGTCGTGACCTTGCCCCCGAGTTTTATGAGTGGGCAAAACGTATCGCAAAGGAAGCGGATTATTATCTTTCTTTTAAATAAATAATAAATAACTTTTAAAATTTTCTTATCTATGATTTTTACTAATGTATCAAGGCTTAGTGCCGAGTCAAAGGAAATGGAGTTTGGCACATTGAATCAAATTTGTGTCGGTGAAAACGGGCGTGGACGCAAGGAAATAAGACTTGCTTGTCCTGTTGATTGCGAACTGACCCGTGGATGTAACTTCGATTACACCATAGGACTGACAAAATCAGGGCGTCCAAGAATAAACAAGTTAAACGACAACAAAGTTTATTTGTTGCTTTCATCTAAAGGAAGATACACACGCCGTGGCAATGGATGGATAGGTGGTTGGATAAACAACACCGCTACATACAAAGTCCTTGCCAAGGGCAATGGCGCTGACGGTGATGCAGGTCGTATCGGACAATGGGATTGCTTACTCATTGAGATTGAGGGCACACCTGAAAACGATTGGATTCGTATTCGTACTGGAGGTGGTGGTTACGGAACATCGCCACAATGGCTGAACATATCAAGCAAAGGATTCTTCCTCTTTGATGAAACCGATGATGCTATCGCTTTTGCGGATTCTTTGGGGATTGATTTCCCTGATATTGACAATTGTAACGACATTGAAGATATATTTAAAGACTTAAACATATGATAGAACTATTAAACGAAGCATTATCTAGTCCAAACAAATGTTTTACTGAAAACATAGACGGACACAAAATCGTTTTCTTTTACGACAGTTAGAAAATGGTTTGAAGCACATTTCAGTTATAATCCGAAATGGGGACATATAAATAAAATATATATATGCAACTTCCCCAGAAGAGTTAATTGGGAAAATCAGGAACGAAATAAAGCAATACTAAAAACTTTAATCAAATCAAATAAGATATGCTAAACACAATGGAAGACCGCTACAAGGTAGTTGCAACATTCCCTAACGGGAAGATGGTGACGATTATGTCAGAACGAGAGATAAAGGCATTCTGCAAACGCAACGAATGCAAAGTCCAGACCGAAAACGGACTGATAGATGTGTCCGAATTTAAGTTCGGATACAGAATCAGACCGATTACAAGATTCGGTGCTGTTATCGAAACACCTGATATTAACTTAGTAACAACATAATTATGAATAACATTGAAATGCAAACAATGAATGCGGTGCAATCCATAAACCGCAAGATGTGTGACCAGCACGAAATAGACTGGGAAAAACGCACATGGGAATTGTATAAGTTGTACCTTGCAAAGCGAGAGCCGATTGATGCTCTCGCAATCGCAGACGCTACAACAAAGTATTACAAAGATAATTACAAAAAATTATTATACGATGAATGAAGTAACGAATTTCATGTGGTATATGTTCAACAAATGGACACCATACGAGGCACAAACGGTCTTTGGTGAAAACCTTGGATTGCATATATACAACAAATGGGTGGAATCAAAAAACACCTTATATTGGTATGCGAATCTCGACAACGAATGTCGGCAAATGGTCGTAGACAGGGCAAACGAATTGTATAACAAATAAAAAAACACAACAACTATGGATGATTCATTGAAAAAATTTACCCCAGAAAGTGCGAGGAAAATTGAGGATTATGCAAATTCCATTCTTGCATTTTGCTCTGATGAGGCAAACAGCACAATGGATGTGATGATGATAATGGCACTTGCATCCGCCAAAATGTTACATACATTTGGCATATACGTAGAACAAGATGACGATGTGCCCCCTTTTGATAAAGAAATACTCAAGAAAGAATTTGAAACAAAGTTTCTTTCGCTTCTTGGTAAATTTCAAGAGATGCTAAAGAAATTTTCTTGAAAACCATTTGGAATATTCAAAATTATTGCTTAACTTTGCAATATTATTTTGTGATTTATAATAATTATGGTATTTTAGATTATTTAGTATTTAAGAGTGTGGGAAGTGAACGCAAGGAGTTGCGGAAACTTCCAAAAAAGCAAAGTCGGTTTGCGAAAATAGACTTGCTTTTATAAATAGACGGTCAAACGGTTTAAGTGTCGGTTCGATTCCGACTATGACCACAAATGTTATTAATGTTTTGTTAGATTTTTCATAGTGTTCGGTCGCACTTGTTTGTGAAAATAGGTGCGATTATTTCAAAGAATTATTTATTAACTTAAAAACAATATAATATAGAGATTATGAAAACAATTAAAACAACTATCTTGGCAATTATGCTCATTGCAAGTTTCATCTTGCTGATTGCGGAAACAGACAATTTTGAATCTTTTGTAGCAACGAAGATTGCTTTCCTGATTGATGTGATTGCCATGACCTACCTTTGGCAATGGTGGGGTATGGATAAGTACTACAACAAATACATAAACAACGAATAAATATGATAAACCAAAACGAAGTGTTTTTAAGCGGTCGTGTCAATGATGTGGCTTACAAAACCACTAAGACCGAAAAACAATATGCGACAATTAAAATTATAACTAACACTTACCAGCACCGAAATGGCAAAACGGAGTCTTATCCGACATTCATATCTTTGATGGTGTTCAACGAAAAGCAAGTTGAATATCTGAAAGAGATAGATGTGAAGAAAGGTGACTTTGCCAACGTCCGTGGTAAGTTGAGCAATTCAAAGTCAAACAAGGGATTTGTACAACTGTCCGTACTTGTAAGTGACATCACTATCGCACGTGTCGTCAAAGAGGACACACCGAACACGGATGATGTTATGGAGTTGGAAGAACCTATAGATGATTTCTGATATGGGAAAAAAAATAGAACTGGAAAACGTTGCATCGTGTGTGTGTGATTATTATGGAATATCATTGACACAGCTCATAGAGCAACGAAGAACACAAGATATAATTCAGGCAAGGGAAATACTTGCAAAGTTATGCAACGTGTTCTGTGGCGCAGGATGTGCAAAAATAGGACGATTCCTTAATCGTCATCATACCACCGTAATCAACTCCCTGAAAAAGTATGGTGACGATTACAAGTATGATGCGGAGTTCAGAAAGAAAGCGGATGATATTGGGCAAGAAATTGTAAGAAGATATGCGGCACAAGAACATATTAGTCCTTGAAGGACGAGTCGGAAATGATTTCCGATATTCTCGCACGATAGAAGGGCGTGTGTATGCATCGTTCACGCTCCAAGTAAAATCATTCGACAAGGAGCTGAAAGACTCTACTGAAAACAAAGAACACATCAGTATCAGGATAGAGGTTTTTGACCATAAACTTGTAAAATACTTGCAAGCTGTTAACTGTCACAACGGATGTTTGGTCAACATACTTGGACGGCTTAACGCCTACAAGGCAGAGAAAAATGGTGTGACGTTCTATCAGAACGATGTTGTAGTGAGAGATATAAACGTAATAAAAACATTAGCAGATTAAAAAAATGGTAGACTACAAACAAGAAATTATCAACACAAGAAAAGGTTGTCTTGGCTCGTCTGACGGTCGTTTGCTCGCCCAAGTGGCAACGATGGGATATGTGCCAAAGTCGGCACGAAAAAGACTCGCAATAGTAAAGGGTTTGATAGAGCCGCAAGAGAATGTCGTGACGGATGCAATGCGTTTTGGTGACATCATCGAGAACACGATATTTGAGCAACTGGCTTTGCAATCAGACAAGCATTATCTTTCCAATCCACTATGGGTGTCAAAAGAATATGGAGGTCACAATTTCAAGTTGATTACACATCCTGACATCGTGCTTGAAGATGAAGAGACAAAGACGTTGTATGTGTATGAAGTAAAGACCACAAAAGAAAATTGGAAAGGAACAAGAGACCAATACAAAGGACAACTTTACATTCATCATATCATAGCAAGGGAAAAAATTAAGGACAGGACAAAAGAAGGATGGAAGACCAAACTTATGTTGGTGACTTATGACACGAATGGTCTTGATTTAACAGACCCGAATGGTCTCGAGTTCGACCCAGACAGAATGGAAATCGGCACAGTCAGATTCATCAACCCGCCTTTCAACATCAAGAAAGCACTAAAACTCATAGATGAGTATCTTGATGACCTCGTTGAGTATTATGATGAAGATGAGGTCAATGCGGACTTGTTGCCAGTTAATGTGAAGACTGAGTTCGACAAGATGATAACACTACTTGCGGAAATAAAACAACGTGAGAAAGCTGTCGAAGAGTTCAAGCAGAAATTGTATGATTTCATGGTTGAGAAAGAAATAAAGTCTGTCAAGAATGATGAGTTCACAATAACAAGAATAGATGCGACTGAAAGCAAGAGCGTTGACTATAAAGCTTTCTTTGATTATTATGCGAACGTGTACCCACGTAAAGCAAGACGATATGCGGAGCAGTATGCAAAAATGACAAAGCGTAAAGGCTATGCAAAAATAACTATTAAAAACAAAACAAATTAATTATGGCTAATTCAAATCTAGTTGCCCTTAAAGGGTATTTTGAGAATGAAAGTGTGAAAGCTAACCTTCGTGCAATGCTTGGGCAGAAAGCGCAAGGATTCGCAACAAGTGTGCTTTCCGTAGTGAATAACAACAAGCTTTTGCAGAACGCAGACCCAAAGACCATCTATTCAAGTGCGATGGTCGCAGCATCATTGGATTTGCCAATCAATCCGAATCTTGGATTTGCGGCTATCGTACCTTACGGTGGCTCGGCACAATTTCAAATCATGGTGCGTGGCTTGACACAACTTGCAATACGTTCAGGACAATATGCGAAAATCACGAATTGCGATGTACATGAAGGCGAACTGATAAAGGCAGACCCGTTTACCGATGAGTATGTGTTCGATGCAACCAAGCGTGTTTCTGACAAGGTGATAGGGTATATGGCGTTCTTCAGGACAATAGGCGGATTTGAGAAATATCTCTACATGACCAAGGAAGAAGCTTTGGCTCACGGCAAGAAATATTCAAAGTCTTTCAGCCGAGGTGTGTGGACTACCGACCCTGATGCAATGGGAAGAAAAACTGTCTTGAAGATGTTGCTTTCCCGATTCGGAATATTATCTATTGAGATGCAGCGTGCAATCAAGTTTGACCAAGGTGTTGTCAAGAACGACCTGACACAAATAAGCAATGTGGATGAAATTGACGATGCCGAGGTTGAATACATTGACAATCCCACTACTGGCGTGGATGAAGAAAAGGCACAGGAGGTCGCAAACAAGTTTGCAGACTTTGAAACCGCACAAGAATGAATAAAGAAATAGACAAAAAAACTAGGACATTGCTCATCATCACGATGTATAATATATTATTCACGAATGATGTAGCAATGTCCTACATCTATAAGTCACTAGAACTGATTGAACAGATGCCGATGTACAAAGGTGCAATTAAGTATCGTGCAAACTTATTACATAAGCGGATGCGAGACTATAACGCAAAGATGGGTAAGCGAATAAAAGAATTGTCTTATTTCTTGGCGGATTTGAATGACGAACTTGAAAGCACCTTAGGACTTGACATGATGAAATTGGAAAACTCTGTCAGGATGGAATTGCAAAGGTGTCATGTGCCGAATATAGAACTTATGGTCAACTTATCAATAGCATATACGATGGTCGACGCCACACTTGCCAATTGTGATGCGGTAATTGATTCGTTGGAAACCAATGTAAAGTTCTATGCGTTGCCAATGAGAAAATACAAATTGACATCAGTTGCTGAAGCGTTCCATCAATTTGCAAGGCTAGTACAAAAAGAAAACGACAAAATTAAAAATTATCATTGTGACTTGCGAAAGAATACGGACATAGAAAATGGATTCCTCATCATTATATCAAAATTAAAAGATGGTGAGTTTATCTTGAAGTTACTTGAAAAGGTTGATACATCAGATTATGAAGAATAAATTTGGAATATTCAAAATAAGTTCGTAAATTTGCAAGGACAATTTACTTTACATACTGTAAAAAAGTTTATGAAAAAGATTTTGGTATTTTATTAATGTTTTTTAAATCCCAGTTTTGCAACATCGGTTTGTGAAAATAGATGTTGTTTTTGTTATACAAAGATAAAACTTAATATATAATTAGTCATGATTAGAAATGAACAAGAGGTATGCAAGTACCTGAAGATACCAGCTATCCCCAAAAAAGAATGGGATAATAAGTCCACTTTTAAAAGTGGAGTTGGTGTTGTTGAACTCTATGGCGACATTGAAAGTTATTGTGTTGTTAAATATGATGATGGCGATTCAAGTCCACATGTGGTGAAAACATTCGACACGGAACCATTTGGTGCGATTAAAAAAATCTTTGTCGTGCCACAATACATGGATGAGGTCGATTTCAAGACCGCAGACTTGGATGAGGAAAGCAAGGCTAAAATGAAATTGCTACAAGAAGAGGCGAAAGAACTTGAAATGGAAGATGTAGAGCATGATGAGATTGAAATGCCGAAGAATGAATATTTCTTTGACAACATCAAAACGGACGATGAAGCGAAGGCGTTTATCAAGGCATATAACAAACGAAATCGGTTGAATGCAAGAGTGCCAAAAACACACCAAGAACTTGTTATGCGGTTAAGTGTTATATGGATGGAAGAGCACAAAGAAAACGATGCTTAATATACTTTTTTATTTTGGCATTGGATTATTGGTGTGTGCCGTTGTTGTCCTGATATTGCTGAAACATGATTGCATAGACGATGATGACTACGATGAAACAATTTATTCACAAGATAAAATAAAACAAAATGGAAACAAAGAAAGAAAGTAACTCACAATTGCAGAAAAGAATAAGACGTGCCATTGTCCACGTTGACAAGACAAAGGACACAAAGGACATTTTCTTCAGCGACCGTGGTCTGAGACTTACCGTCAATGAAGATTATGCCATTGTTGGAACTGGATTCCATCGCCACGTATTTGACAAATATACATCAAGTGGAGTGTCGAAACCCTATGTGTATACTGACATGGTTATTGACTTGGCGAATGCGAATGACTGTGTTGTTGATGATGGAAAGGGGAATAAGAGTTATTCATTCGGAAAGCTGATGCAGACACTGAAAGAAGATTCTGAAAAGCAGACGGAGTATCTTATTGTCCATTATTATTCGATGTGGCTATTTAACGTTTTCAGCCCACTATATTCAATCGGAGAAAGCGAGGCGACTACATTCATCACATACATTGATTACGTGTTTAATATCGCACGAAATGCAATCGTGTTGCGTGAACATACGGATGATTTAACGAACAAGCAATTCATTGAAAACTTGTGCGAGAACATAAAGGAGTTCACCAACAACATAAATGAACGTGTGATATTCCACAAACTGACTGATGACGAGTTTGCACAACAAGAGATGGAAGCAATGCAAGAACAAGAAAACGAGGAAGTGATTATTAAAAAAATTGAGCAAGAAGAAAATGAACGTAAAGATAAAGAAACTGAATGAGAATGCCAAGATGCCATATCGTGCGCATAATACGGACGCAGGATTTGACCTTTATGCAACATCAAGGGTGTTTGATGAGCATGGTGCGGTAGTTTATGGAACTGGAATTGCCTTTGAAATCCCTGAAGGATATGTTGGAATGCTGTTCCCAAGGTCAAGCAACGCAAAGAAAGACTTACTTTTGAGTAACTCTGTTGGAATTTTGGATGCTGGTTTTAGGGGTGAGGTGACGTTTAAATTCAAACCGTCATTGACCGTGTGTGATAAGGATGGTCATGGTCTTTCAGAAACGGATTATCTTGGCACAAAACAAACTGATTTCGACACACAATTCGTGTCATTCTACGGACGTAGTAAAAACTATCCTGATGTAGAGGAAGGCTGCGAGCCATTTCAGCCACGTATGTATGAAATTGGCGATAGGATAGGGCAACTTGTCGTGGTGAAGATTCCTGATGTAGTCTTTGAATGGGCTGACGAATTGTCTGAGTCAGAACGTGGCGAAGGTGGCTATGGCAGCTCTGGGAAATAAAACAAGATAGAAAGATAGAATGAAATATATGGAAAAAGAATTTGAATGGCTAAGCGTCAGCGAGGTGGCGAAACGTGAAAACGTTACCTCGCAGACCATCTATAACAGGATAAGGGAAAACCTTTATGAGACGATGGAGTTCCAGCGTGGCAAATTACGTGGGGTTCTAATCAAGTATTATAAACAACAATAAAAAAAAATAATATGGATAGATTAAAAGGACAGACAACGGTGGAATTGGAATCCCTGATGGGAATGGTAGATTATATCCACAAGTTAGAAGAACACAACAAGGCACTTTCCGACCAAATAGATGAGTTGAAAGAAAAGGAAGGACAACGAGTGATTGTGTGCTACATAGATGATGACGGTGAAGAATCAATAGACTTAGAAGATTTTGAAGACGTAAAGAAGGATGTCGAAAAACTTTGCAAGGTCACAATTGAGAAACTACAAAAAGAGAACAAAGAACTGAAAGAAGAAGTGAGTCGAATTGACAAATATGTCGCAGTCCTACAAAAAAGAATAGAAGAATTAAAAAGCCGTAATCTATGGGAAAGGATATTAAACAAATAAGGACTGACTACAATAACGCTTGTGAGAATATCTTGCAAGCGTTTTGTAAAAAGTACGACATGACGTATGTAAAAGATGCGTGGGTCGGTGGAGATGTCGGAACTATAGCAATGGTTGGCGAACTTTTCATTGACTTGCAAGATATGCTTTATTGTCTTACACATAACGTTGATTTCGGTAATTTTATTTCTTGGTATGATTATAACTTGGAAATAATGGAATACGGATTACGTCAGATAAACCTGAAATCATGGTGTATGGGTTGTCCTCATGCAGACTTGTCCGAACTTCGTAAGAAGAAACAAGCATTGGATGAGGAAATAGAGAAGGTGAAAGATTTTCTATATTGAGTAGACGATGGCTAAACCAAAGAAAAGTATCAAACTTTCATTTCAACCTGTATTTGTTGGCGGATTGAAAAGAAAATTCAGATACACGGGTACACCAACTACACGAAAAAGTAATGTTGGTGTTATTGGGCATCCTTCTGTAAAAAGTAATGTCGGACTTATCCGTGCAAGGATAAAAAGAAAAAAATAATGTTTTTTAAACGAGCATTGATTTGGTGTGGTAAGCTGCTGCCGTTCTTGTTTGTGTTCTTGTTATTAGCAGGATATATTGAAAACATCTATGCAATCATTTTTGATGTAATTGTGAATACAAACGAAGGTGACAGCTTTTATTATACACCCCTTTCAGATTTTATATCGGAAATTGTCTACATAGATTGGATAGATGTTCTTTTGCTATACACTTTATGCTTTGCACTTGAATTATGTTGGAGGACGTTTATGTGTGTTCATGTAATAAGTCTTAATTTGGCTTTCAGAATGCTTCTGGAATGTTTCTACATACAAGATGGGATAGTTGTAGGCATAATAACTTTTCTCGCTTTGTGCGCTTTCTTGTGCGTTTGGAATGGAATCAAATTATATCTAACTAAAAAACTATTGAAATTATGAAAAAGATTTTTATTGCACTTATCATAGCATTGGCTATGTGCGTGAGCGGACTTGTTATTTCACTTTTATTCTCATCATGCAATAAAGGTGAAAATGATTCTTTCAGGAAAGACATCACTGGAAATTGGGTCTGCATAGGACATGACAAGGAACAAGAACGAATGGCATTTTGCATCATCACATTCAATGAATTTCAATCCGTGAAGATGTTTATCGGCAAAGACACCTATTTCGGTTCGTACGGCTGGAAAGGAAATAAAGTTGAATGCGACTTTGTAAACGGAGAAGAAAAGGCAGTTTTTGATGTCAAGGATATTTATGTTGGCAAAGTCGTGAATGGTGTCAATGAATGGAAAATGCACTTTGACTTGTACTTGGATGATGAGTTTTACATGGAATTTGAATGTACAAAACAGAAAATTGAGAAAAAATGAACTTTTTTTTAAAAAAAACCGAAAATTATTTTGGTATATTAAAACTTTTATCTATCTTTGCAAGTGTAAAACAAGAATGGCTGGAACTTGTTTAACGGACATAATTTAATGAATCTATAATAGGCAATCATGCCAAACTATATAGATAAAAATCCAACAGGCAATCCAGTCAACGCCTGTTGGGTTTTTTGTTTTATGACATCATAGCGAGGTTGAATCAGTACACTCCTCTTCGGACTTATCACCCGATACATAAAAGTGTTCAGATTAGCAACGTATATCAGACTGGAAATGCCGCAAGTGGTGGCAACGTGCAACCCTCACGACCACCGACTTCACGAAAAACAAAAAAAGGCGAAAATTTCTTTTCTGATGAAGACAAGTAAAAGTCAGCCGAATACTAAAGGAGATAGGTAGTTGTTTAATCTATGCAAACAATATAACTACTATACTAATTTTTATGTATAGTTGATAACAAAGTTAAAGTTAATTGTTTGAAAATATCCATTTCGTGCTTTATATAGATAATATATATAGTGTGAAGGATATAAAGGGTAAACTATATAATATTTTTGTCTAAAAAAAACAAAAAACAAAAATTTTAAACTTTTTCTCAAAAAAATTTGGAATATTCAAAATATAAGCATATCTTTGCAAAAACATTTAATTAATTAATATATGGAAAATCGTTTTAAAAAGGGTGATGTTGCAAGAATCATTTCATCGCCAATGTCTGCATTAGTCGGAAAGTTAGTTGAGGTAGAAGAAACAGACGGCGACAAGTGCGTTGTGACATTTGACGAAGATGAAGATGTGAAAGCCCGCATGAAAGTGGAGTGTGACCGACTTGAATTAGTGTCTGCAGCAAATCTGAAATCAAATGATATGGTGAACAGCCCCAACCACTACAACCGTAACGGGATAGAGGTGTTTGACATCATGAGGGCGTTCTATGGAGATGATGCCTATGAGCACTTCTGTCTTTGCTCAGCACAGAAGTACGTCACACGGTGTCAACTAAAAGGGAAGTATCTTGAAGACCTGAAGAAGGCGAGAAAATGCATAGATAAAATATTAGAGATTCATCATGAAACGATTTGAGGATATGGTCTATGAAAAGACCAAGAGAAATGAACAAATACGCAAACTATTGCAATCACATTTAATGGTATGAAAAAATGGCAAAATTAAATTTGGACAAATTTCAGTTATTGTGGCTTTGTGACGGTTTCATAGGGAAATCCCATTTAAGATGGGATGGGTATGAACTGATGGTAAACAAAGTTTATCCTCAACTGAATGACAACGAGCGTGAGTTTATCTACACCTATGTCAAGCGTGATTTCAAGTGGCATTGGGAAGATTGCAATTTCCATGACGAGACGCCGTATAGGTACTGGCTTCAGATGCTCGCACGATACAACCCAGCGAATCAGGTTCGTGTGTGGCTGAAAGACGGCAATACATTTGACGCATATCGTTGGGATGGACACTATTATATAGAATGGCGAAAGTATTGCGCTGATGATGCAATTGTCAGAATAGAAAAAAGACCATACAAGATGTGCAAGAACACACTTTGCAAAGCAAATGTGGATTGTATCCGTTTTTCTGATTACAAGAAAGGCGACAAGACGATTGACGGAGTGGAGCGATGGTATTGCGACAAATGCGACTTGATTATTTCTGGCGATTTTGAGAGTGGCTATGATGAGAAAGATATAAAATCACACTACAATGATTAACGTGCGTCAGAAGCGATTTTAAGCTGCAAATAAGGCTTATTATTAATTATATTTATTAACTGTCAAAATCAAACAACTATGAAATTATTTATTAGTAGTAATAGTAATTATCCACCAGGTGTCAATGATTATACAGAAGATGCCCCTTGGAACCAGTCAGACCAAGATGAAATCGAATGCGATGCGGAGTATTCCGTAATCTTGCGTAAGAAAACATTCATCACAACAACAGACTACATCAAAGAAGAATGGGATGAATGTGAACGTGACGAAGAAGGTAACCTTGTTCATTATGGT